TAGGGCGCGTTCTTGGTTCTCTAGAACAAGTGCAGTAACTGCACGCTTGTAAGGATCTGTGATCTTTGGGAGTTCTGAGTGATCAAGAACTGGAGCCCACTTCTTTGCATATGTTTCGTTAAGATACATGTTATAACTCTCCTGAGTTCTTAGTTTAAATTAGGCTTTTGGAGCCGTTTTTGTGATTGCATTTACATAATGTTTCATCATACCAGATACTTCAACTACTTCTGGTTCTTCAACAGCTGTTTCTTGAAGAGCCTTTACCTCACTTGTCACTTTCTTTGTTGGGAAGTAGTTCTCGCGAATTACTGCGAGCTTATTATTAAACTCACCCTCTGTGGTGAACTCCACGCCCTCTGCGAGCGAAATCATCTTAGCAATCTGTGTTTCAGTTAGACCTTCGCAGATCTTACGGACTGCTTCATTTTTCTTTGCGCCATTTAGTTCTTCAACTAGAGCAGCCTTCTCAGCAGCAGCTGCTGCCATTGCTTCTTCTAGTCCAACAACTTTAGCGGCTAGTTCTTCAGCAACATCGACCTTCTCTTCTGGGATTTCGATGTAGTGCTCTGTGAATAGATCCTTCAAGCCATTGATAAAGTCTTCAACGATTTCAGCGCGGAGACCTGTTTCAATTGCAACTTGATTTTCCTTGACCCACTCTTCAACTGCATAGTTGAGATACTCATCAACCTGTGCAGCCATTTCGTTCTTGATTTCTTCGATTGCTTCAGCAAGAACTGCTTCGTTCTCAGAAAGAACATCTTCAACAATTGATTCAACACGTGATTGAACAGCTGCTTCGAAGATTGTTGTTGCTTTGGTGCGGAACTCTTCAGAGAGTGATTCGCCATTGAATAGCGCATCGACATCTTCCTTCATTGAGCCCTTGTGCTTGGCAACCATATCTTTCTTATAGTTTTTCTTCATCTCAGTTTCATCTTCATCATTCTCTTCTTCATCATCTTCCATTTCAGCATGCTTTGCTTCAGCAATTTCTAATTCTTCTTCAGCAATAACTTCGCCGTTTAATTCGACTGATTCGTTTCCTGTGCCGCCACCATTGTAGTCTGGATCAACGTCGCCGACTACTGGTTTTGCGAGACCTGAAGACTTAACAGAATTCATCTTCTTATCGCCTGCAGTTGATGTTTGTCCAGGCTTTGGTGCTTCTTTGGCAGCAGCAGCAGCCTTCTTGCCAATCTCATCGCCAGCTGGGTTTTCTGTTGTTGCGCCGCCTAGATCATTTTCGTCGGCAGGAAGTTTTTGCATTGCTTCCTTACCTGCATTCATTGATGCTCTTAGAATTTCAGCAGCAGATTCTGATAGTGACTTTGTCATTTTAGTTAAACTCCTAAAGAAGTAATATTATTTATAAATTTTAAAGTTTTGACACAAAATTCTCAAAGATCTTCAATGAGATTTCGTCAATTTGCTTTTGCTTGGCTTTCTTTACTTGTTCATAATATGCGTTAACGTCAATTTCCTTGACCTTACCGTTATCCCAAACCCACTCTTTACCTTCCATAATACCTTGAACGAAAGCCCCTGGTGCGGATGGATCCGCTACGATATCTGCCGCTGTGGCTAGATAGAAATCATCTTGAACCACGTTAACACCATTCACTTCTTTAAGTGAACCCATGCCACGTGACGAGACTCCAAGAGTAGCACCGCCTTCTAGCAAAGACTTTGCAATTTTACCCATTGGTGTTTCAAGAATTTTTGCTTTACCAATCCAAGTAGAACCTTCCTGACGAAGATTGGTAATAAGATGTGATACGCGATCTAGATTGATGGTTGGTGAATCTGGATGACCCAACTCACCAAATGCGCGATTCTTTCCGACGTATTCGGTCATATAACGATCAACTTCTTTCTTCATCGTTTGTTCTTTATAAAGACGACCGTTACGATTCTTTTGTTCTGCTACAAGAAAAGGTCCTTCGATGAATAGTGACTTAATACCATTCTTTTCTTCGGTGATGACCTTAACTGCTTCAATTGTTTCTGTGATTAGTTTCATTTTACAACCCTAATGACTGTCTTCTTCTTAGTGAACGTTTGCGCTTGATTAATGAGCGCGCCAGTTTTGCTCTTCTTTTCACTTTTGCTTTGCGCTGAGAAATGCGACGACGCAAACGCTCTGCAGATGACATACGTGTCAACTTACCACCACGAATTGTATAACCCTTTACGCCAGAGACAACTTTACGTCTCTGAACTTTGCCACCACGAACACGTGCTTTGACGAGTTTCTTACGACCCATGCGCACGACATTGGCTTCAGCAATAATTTTTCTTACAACTTCTGATACAATGCTCATTTGTTACCAATTGTAAATTTAACTTTGCTCATAGCGAAGTTTGCTGCCTTATCAAATCCTTTTGGATCTTTGAGCATATCAGCAAACTTCTTTTTATTATCGTCGTTCAATGCACCATGAACCATATGAATGGCTTTTGCTGCACCGTGACTGACTCTTGTTTTCGTTCCATCAGCAAACTTCATTTGACGAGATGTTTGCTTTGGTGTTTCTTCTTGAGCATATCTTGCAACTTGCTCAAGACTTTCCATGACTTCTTCCAATTCAGTTTCTTCAGCAGCCAATCCAGGAATTACTGATGATGGATTTGTTGTATTACCAGGACGATATGGAATTGTAAATGTTAATCCAAGTTTATCGTTTGTGTACAATGCAACTCTTTTTCCGTCTGGGAAAATACGAATGCCTTGACGACGTAGAACCAACATTGGTGGTGGTTGAACTTCATCTTGTAGTGCTTCGCATAATTGATTTTTGTCTGTAATCTCAAAACTGTTTTGTAGATTCTTACGAACAGCTTGAAATGATTGAGTTGAACCAAGCGCTGCCTGTGTCAAAGAACTATTGTACTTCATCAACGCATCGCGCTGATTTTTAGGAAGTTTTGCAACGTCTCCGACTTGCGCATGCTTGCGAATTGCCATCTTAAGAGTTGGCAATTCGGCTGGCTTCATCAACCCTGCACGAACTAACGCATTGAGTTGCGCGTTATTCTGCTGAGGCTGATTCGGTGCTTCCGTCAATTTCGATTTCAGTTGTTTCAATTTCATTCGTTTCTACTTCTGGTGTAATGAGTGTTGAAGCGAGTTCAACTTTTTTAACTTCTAATGCATCAGTTACTTTATTCGCAATCGCAGACTGAAATGCAGTTGCAAATGCGTCTTTATCCTGATTCATTACCGCATCAATTAGATCAACGTTTTCCATAATTTTACTCCAAATTATTTAGTAATTTCTGATTGGAACGCTTGGTCAACTGTTGATGATGGTTCAGCAAAAGTTGCTGGCTGTGGATTATCTGATTGTTCCTCAGCAATCTCAGCTTCCATACGCTCAATTCCTTCTTCATCAAAATGCAATACGTGTTTCTTGACCCATGCCTTTGAATAGTATGTTCCAACGTATGGGTCAATTTGCGCCATAAGTTGCAAACGAGCACCCATAAGTTCTGCTTCCTTCAATTCAGCAAAGTTATTGTCCTTGAGGAAGTCGTAGTGGATCTTTTCTTTTAGAATTTCCCATTCGTCTACTGAGCAAACGCCCTTCAACGACAATTGACGTTTCATCAATTCGTCAAACAGTATTGTAAACTTATTGCGTAGGCGGTCAATAAACTTGGTAAACTTTAATTCATCTCTGGTGATTTCTGTTGAACGACCAAGAGAGAATCCTGTTTGTGGTTCAAGGCGAGAGACAGGAACATTCAATGACTTGTATAGTTTGTTTTCGAAGTAACGAACGTCAGACAACTCACCAAGATTTTGACCTGCTGGTAATGTTGTAATTTCTGTTGCCTTACCTTCGCCGCGACGTGGAATCCAAAAGTCTTCCATCATTGACATAAACTTACGATCGTCTTTGACTTCACCTGTTGAACTATCGTACACAACCTTGTTGCGGAACTTTGTCATGATATCACGGAGATACTGTTCTGCTTTGATTTTTGGCATGTTACCAACATCAATATAGAACACACGACGTTCTGGTGCACGCGATAGGCGATAGATAACTACCGCATCCTCAACCATGCGCAATTGATTAAGTGGCTTGATAGATTTGTGAATGTATGACAAAACCATTTGACGTTTTGCGTCAAGTAATCCTGAGTTGACATTAACAATTGCATCAGCAGCAATTTTAACTGCTGTGTCGTTAACTTGTGTTACCAATGATTGACCCTGTACTGTGGCTTTTTCATTGAATACATAAAATTCTTGATACCCATCAACAACTTCGATCTTTGTGCGTGGGTCTTTCTTTTTAATAACTGTACGGACTTTCTTGATTTTACGAGGATCGATATAAACAAGTTCTTGAATGCCCATTCTTGGTTGCTTTTCATCAATCAAGACTTGGTAGAACAATCTTCCGTCAATGTACCATCCACGGAAAATATCTGATCCCATATTCGAGAAATCTAACATACGAAGAACATTTTGAAATTCTTCGCGAATCATTTCTTTAATATTGTCTGGTTGATCAAGATCGTCAACCATAATCGTCACAGTCTTACCTGTAACGTCGTGCACGATTGCTTCATTGACAATTTCGTCAATAGCAGATTCTAGTTCTGGCTGCATCGCCATTTCGCGATAGCGAGTGACTAGGTCATTTTCGTTTTTGAAACTTGCTTCTAGGTCAAGATAAGTTCCGAAATAACCACCAGCTGTAACAGTGATCGCGCCGTCATCAGCAACAGGGACTGCGACTTGAGGCTGAAGTTGCTGTGGTGCCCCTTCAGGTCTTGTGCGAGTGATTTCGAAACCGAATATATTGATTGCCATGCATTACTCCATCATAAAAAAGGGGGAGGATATCCT